GCCGCCCTATAAATGGGTTTTTAAGCCCATGTCCCCCCTAATTAGTAGGGGGGAGCCCAACGGCGTTTCAATGTGACTGCGCCGTGCAGTGCAGATCGGCTTAAATGCCGCTGATCAACTGCCGTTACCTCTACAAGAGAGGCACGAGAGATGAAAAGCGGGATTAGCTCGGACTGTGCTACATGAAATAAGTCTCCGTCAAGTGAGTAAGAGGTCGCGGAATCGAACCGCGGGCCACGCAAATAACGTGCCCCAAACCTGGCCCTCTTATCCATCATGATGAAACACTTAGTCAAAGCAGCCCATCCATCCAGCTCATCAGAGCGATGAACCGGACTCGGAATCCAGCCTTTTACTTCAAAGCGCTGAAAAGAGGGTCGAGTACGGTCTTCACTATTAGGTGAAAACCGTTCGACACTCTCGAAACCGAGAAAGGAGAAACGTCCCAACATGCTAGCTGTCTCACGAACGTAGGGCAAAGGCCCTAACGTCCTCTCAAGTATTTTAAACAAGAGAGACGCGGTCTGCCAATATCCTTTGAGATAAAAGAGATTGGCCGTTGCGCACCATGAGACAAGTGAAGCAGGTTGCTGCCTGTTCTCTGGATACGGTTGTCTGATATACGTAGGTGTAACCTCGTAACCAGCATACGCATCTCGTCCACATGACTCTCGAAACCTTCCAGTCTTGAAAGTCTTGTTGACGTTTACCTTACAATTATACTTCTGTAGGTAATCGAGAACAGCGTCCGCATGCGTACATGGGACGATAATATCGTCACCATAAACGCGCACCCGCCGAGAAATCTTAAAGATATTTCTCTGGGTGCAAGAAAGGTTCTGCGCATCCAGTAAAGCCATTACACAAATTGTGTAGAAGTACATGGCCTCAACTGGAAAGCAGAGAGCACTCCCCATAGACGCGAATTTTCGGAGAGGATCGACTATTCGACCATCCGGGAGACGCGCCCGCGTAGAACGGCATGCCAAAATGGACTCCAGTAAAACTGGATTTCCCTCAAACATGCTCATAGCAAGGTCAAGTGGAACTCGATCACTCGCTTCTGAGAGGTCGATCGTTGCATAACGACCCGTTCTGGACGCTTTCATTGCCAGTCGCTGATTCACTGACTGATCACGGAAATTAATCCGTCCTCTAGTCAGCCAATGCGACTCGAGCTTATCATAAAGATAATCTCGAATTCCCTGCTGCACGTATTGCGTGCAAACAGGTTCAATAGCAATGATACGGGGTGAGCTGAGCGTTTTGGGCACGGCGATCACCTTTACAGGCTGTTCATCGTGCTCTGGTACGATCGTTACAATTTCGAGCTCCTCACTATCGACATCAGTCCCCAAAGGGTAGCCGTTGTCGATAAGAGGGAAGTAAGGCTCGAGACGATCATGCCACCTACGGATGATATACTTCTGATTTCCAGAAAGTCTCTCAGCCGTTGCGCCAGGCCCATGCTTTGGAACAATTGTATCGGGATCAAAATCCCCAAACATACTGCCCCAGAGCATACGAGTAACCACCAAAAACTTGGCGGCTTCCTCGTCTGGCAGCGAAAACGTCTCAAACTCACGCTCAATTTCGATGAAGCTCTCGAATGCCTTCCTGATCCGGTTCTCGGAACAGGGGAGTTCCACTTTGTTGAAGAGACGACATATCTGCCGTACAGCTTCAACACAAGTAGGAATATCATCGGGAGCCATGCCATCAACTGATTGAAAATCTGTTGGGGGTTCATTGAAAATTACCTTTCCTGTCTTACGGTCGAAAATCTGACCAAGCAAACCTCTCAAGAATGAGGGGAGCGCTTCATGCGAATTAATCCGGGCGAAAACCCGGAAGCATGCAGGGTCAAGAAACCCATTCTCCAAGCTTCTTTCGAATAACTTGGAGAAATTGGGTAGGGTTATCGTTAAAAATGATAACCCTTCATTTTCGACCCGTGACTTGATTGTTTCCAGGTCACGTAAATCAAAGACATCAGCGGAACATTTCGCACATGCGTCTATATAGACCGCACGTACGACCTCTAGATACAAGTCATTTAAGCTTTTCAAGGTATCCTCCTAAACCGGAGGTGTGCCTTCACCAAGCAAACTGACTTACCAAGCCCAGAACGAATCTTGGGCCCACCTTACCTCGTACACACCCTAAAGGTGAAACGTCGAAGTTCCACAAGCACTGAGATACCTGAAACTATTCAGGCAAAACGAGAGCTTGTGCAACTGGAGCAAGAAGAAGAGGTTCACTCTTCGTCCTTGACACAGTTTCGCTGTCAACGTTCCAATATTGGATCCTTGAATAGGATATAAAGTATCCGTAGGATTTTCTCGCAGCCCACAACGGTATTACCCGTCGTCCGCAACGATCAAAACCTTCGGTTGCCGCATATCCCAGCATTCGAGCTTGACGCTCGTTATTCTTCTCTGTGAGCCATTGAATCTGTTTAGGATTCAGCGTATCATCCGGAAGAACAATGCAATTGTGAAGTTCAAAAAACTCCACAATATTTCTCAACTCAACTGTGTTCATAATGCTCCTAGTCTCTCCAATTACGGAGGACCGTAAATGAAGCTTACGACTCTTCGCCGTAAAGCTTCCCGACGTTTGTACTGGTTAGCCAGCCTGTAAGGCCGGCGACTAAGTCGCTCACCTCGGTCGCCGAGAAGGTCGTTCCCAACGGCCGATCGATGACGGTTTGGACGGACAAAGTCTCCCACTGGTTTTGACTAGTGAGAGGGTCCGCCTTAATAGCCCGGTAGTCTACTCGTACCAAAGAACGAACCCTAGACCCGCTCTCCTGATGGGAGACGCGAAAGGTATAGGATTTATCGTTCTTCTGATAGACGGCGGATAAGCCATCCATCTTGATACGAGGCATTGACTGCGCGACGGTAGCGACGGTAAGAACTTGTGGATCGGCAAGAGCCATGTAATCTCCTTTTCGGGAGAGTCATGGCATAGCTTGGTCGACTCTCCAGAGAATGGGAGTTAATCTAGCATCGGTCCATTCTTTTCCCAGAAGAACAAACTGGTTAAAGATACTAGAGGAAAGATCTTAGGCTCAGAGACCACGACCACTGTTGTGGCGCGTGATACCGAGTGCTCCTAAGATCGCTAATCTCTCCGGGGACAAAGAGTCCCAGGAGACGCGGAAGCCGTAAGGACTATCTGCACTCACCCGCTGTTTCGACGTAAATGAACGTTCGAAATTCAGCACTTTGAGCCCATTAGCGAATGGTAGTCGTACCGTTAAGGTACGGACAATTCGTTTATGGGCGGTGATGTAGAAATATTGGGCGGCGACTTGATCTTCCAGGCTGTCTGACATACGTTGGATATATGATCCAAGGTTAGTCACCCAGTCGATCAGCCACGTCCAAGGTGTCGCTTGCCAAATATGATATGGATTCACTTCCAGGCCATAAAGTTTTATGGCTCGCCTTATCTTATTAAAGGCCGACGAATAGTCGGGAAGTGTAATATCAAACTCGGGACGATAAAATCTGAACTTGCCAGCAGCGTGAATAGATAACGTAGTTTTTTCCGTTATTCTATACGATGGTGGCATAGTAAAGAAATCAGCCGGGAAGCCAACAGGGAAACATGGTACCGCATAGCTCGAAGAGCTAAGAGGACATGTAACATCTGTGACAACAACGTCCGATTCGTCCTTAGTCACTCCGACCGATCGCCGCACCCACTTGCCGTTCTCATCTGAAATCTTTTTGATGAGATCGGAAGCGTCGAGATAAGTCTTACAAAAACTGACTATATCTCCAACGAACGGCGCCCAACCAAATTCATGGTTGATAAAGTGTTCAGCCAGCTCCCTGGGTCGCATATTGCGACTACTAAGGGAAGCCCCAAACTGCTTGATATACGGCACAAAATTGTCAGTATTAGCAAACACATTACCGAGCCGTAAGGTTCGGACGTGAGAGTTATACTGCAAGGCTAAAGCCTTGGCACTTGTTTCAAGCATCGGAACGGTATCTCCAATTTCTCGGAGAAACACGTAAAGACTGGACATCTCTAACTTAGGCTTGGCACTTCGCCAAGCCCGGTCGAAGTAGGGAGCTACATCGGGTAAAAGCGCATTACTTGCGCCAGTAAAGGCTAAGGGCGTAGAAGCCCAGCCACCCCAGTCGGTATTAGTCGGAGGCATAAAGCCACCAACATACCGCCTGTTACCGGCAACATTGTAATACGTTCCCGACCCGATAACCCCAGATTGGGGTATACCGGTATCGATACGTACTAACAGGAAAGGACCCCCTTCGTTATACCAAGGCTGGTCACCCTTCTGGGTAAAACCAACTGAGGTTCGACGAGATCTGCGATGAAGTTCATCCCAGACTTGCTCGACGACGAGGGCAGACACTTCCGGAGAGTACTGCTGCGGATTGTATGGGTTACCCCATACGGAGTGAGGAACACCACCAACGAAGGTGGTACTCAAATCCTGGAACGAACCGAGTTTAATCGGTGAATTCCAGGCTCCGTGATTATTGGCCTTTGGGTCAATATTCACAAGCCTATAGCGATATCTAGTAGTTCCCATTTAGCGAAACCTGCCTTACGACTAATTGTGATAGGCGAAAAATCGCAAATGCTAGCCAGCGGAAGCGGATTAAACACCCGGTACGCTGACGACTGCAATCACAATTTATTTCCGAAGACACCATCCCTGATGTCTTAAG